ATACTATGATTGTAGGGTTTGTAGGATTTATTGGTTCAGGCAAAGATACTGCCGCAGATTACTTGGTAAATTTTCATGGGTATCGACGAGACTCGTTTGCTAACACACTTAAAGATGCAGTAGCTTGTGTTTTTGGATGGGATCGAACCTTACTTGAAGGGCGTACTAAAGAAGCCCGTGAATGGCGAGAGCAAGTTGACCTGTGGTGGGCAGAACGCCTAGGTATGCCTAACCTAACACCTCGTTGGGTTTTACAATATTGGGGTACAGATGTTCTTCGCAAAAGTTTTCATGACGATATATGGATTGCTAGTATCGAAAACAAAATGCGTAAAACTGCTGATAATATTGTAATTAGTGATGTGCGATTTCCTAACGAGATTCAAGCAATTCATAATGCAGGCGGTATTGTTGTTCGCATCAAACGAGGTGATGACCCCGAATGGTATCAAGACGCTGTTAATATGAACGAAGGAAGCGGTAATATGAGCTGGCTGCTTAGTACCGATAAATTAAAACGTCTAGGAATACACGCTAGTGAAACTAGCTGGGTTGGCGGAGATATTGATCATACTATTTCTAACAATTCTACCATAGATGAACTGTTTGAACAAATTAGAAATCTGGTAGAAGATCGCCACGACGCCACTGAAACCCTTCTTTATGTAACAGCCTCTGGCAATTAGCACATACAGACTTTAAATTACTGTGACGGGTATTATTGAGATTGCCGTCAATGTGATAAACATTAAACTGTTCTTTGTATTTTGATTTAAAATTACATTTGTCGCAAACAAGCTTTATGCGATAACCATCTTGATACCATTTAGGCAGTCCTTTAGCAGTACCTCCGTACCTAAGACAAGATTCGCACTTAGATCTGTAATAAATCTTTCCTGCTTTTTGATAGTTTATCGCCGCGGGTCTTAACCCGCATGTACATAATGGTCTAGTCATAAAGCTATTTATAACTGCCCTTTTTGATCCCTTTTTGGTCTGTTATTACTAGTTATTTTTGATACTTTCCAATAAATACTAGTAGAACAAAAACCTTAGGAGATTCCAAGATGGCATTAAGTTCACCAGGCGTAGAAGTCAAAGTAATTGACGAATCGTTTTATACACCAGCAGCTCCTGGCACAGTACCACTAGTAATTGTTGCCTCTGCTGAAAACAAAGCAAACAGCGGAGGTACCGGAACCGCCCCGGGCACACTTAAAGCCAACGCTGGAGAAGTTTATCTTCTAACAAGTCAGCGTGACTTAGGTGATGTATTCGGAGATCCAGTCTTTAAGACAGATTCGAATAACAATCCTATCCATGCTGGAGAGCAAAACGAATACGGTTTACAAGCCGCATATAGTTTATTAGGTGTTAGCAATCGTGCATTTGTTGTACGTGCTGATTTAGATCTAAATCAACTAGATGCTCGCGCTACAGAACCAGATTCAAATCCAGCCAATGGAACACACTGGCTAGATACTAGTATTACAGCATTTGGTATTTTTGAATGGAACGGTGCACCTGTAACAACACGTGGCGGACAAAAGTTTACTAACAAAGTTCCTCGTGTAATTACAGATTCGACTAAAGTTGATTCTGGCACAGGCGGTCCTTTAGCTTCAGTCGGTGCTATCGGCGACTATTGTATGGTAATGGTTGACGACGATCCAGATACTCCTACACTAACAACTAGTGTTCCTGGCAAATTATGGTACAGAAGCAGAGGTGTTGCTCCTGGACAAGATCCTGGACAGTGGGTTGAAGTAGGGTCAAATGAATGGTTTAAGAGTTGGCCTGTGATTACAGGAACAGCAATCAATCCGAACTTAAATGCAAACAACGGTCAAACATTTACAATTAATGGTGTAACAATTACAGCAGGAACTACCTTAGCTAGTGTTGTTACAGACATCAATACAAAAATGGCTGCACAAGGGATTAGTTCAGCTATTGTAAATGGAAAACTTGAAATGTATTCAGACGGTGCTCAAGGTTTAAATCCTGAAGATAGCACATCTGCTAATAGTGTAGTTATTGCTAACGGTACAGGTACACTAGTTGCTGCTAACGGCGGCGTATTAGGTATTAAACCAGCTACTTACTATGCACCAAGATTAACTATTAGCAAGCATACACAAGTTCCTCAGTGGAAATCTTCAAACGCTGCTCCAAGACCTACAGGTTCTGTATGGATTAAAACAACCGAGCCTAATTTAGGTTCACGTTGGAGAGTAAAACGTTGGGACGATGCAACTAGTGCATGGGAAAGAGTTGAGGCTCCGCTTTATGCTAATGGTGAAACTGCTATCAACAATTTAGATCCAGCAGGTGGCGGTATAAGTCTTCCAGTTGGTACATTATATGTACAAACAAATTACACAGAAGATAACGGCACAGATAATAGTCCTCGTTTAGCTTCATGGAAAATTTGGCGCAAAGGCGGTTACGAAACTGCTACTGTGATTAAAACACAAAAAGTCATTAACGGCAACGTTACTGCTGGTGCAAAATCTTTCAGACTTGCAGAAAGTTTACAAGGTTCTAACGTACTAGGTGACTACGACGGAAACGGTAGTTACAGTTATAAGACTGTAAGTTGGACAGCTACTGGTACTATAGCTGATGCTGACGCAATGGCTGAAGCAATTAATTCAGCAGGGTTTGCAAATATCGAAGCAGAAGTTGATTCACAAAATCGTGTTTTAATTAAACACAAATTAGGTGGCGATTTCCGTATGAAAGAAGGAACAGGAACTCCTCTTGTAGATTACGGAATCAGCGCATACGATTATGAACCAAGTTCAGGTAGTTATAGAACAGGTACTGAATTTGTTTTTACAGCACCAGCAGGTGATATGTTGCACGACTTTGTAGCAAGTTCATGGGAACCTTTAGTATATGCAGCTAATGCAGATGCTCCTACACGTATTCCAGCGGACGGACGTCTATGGTATAGTTCTGTAATCGACGAAGTTGATATTATGATCCACGATGGTGAAAACTGGGTGGGATATCAAAATTATGCAGACTACGGTGCAACAGATCCTAATGGTCCTATTGTAAGTGCAACAGCACCAGAACTTCAAAGTGAAGGTGGCGCATTAGTAACAGGTGATCTATGGATTAGTACAGATGATATGGAAAATTTCCCTCAAATTTATAGATTTAACTTTGATTTAGAAAATCTTCCAATAGCAAGACGTTGGGTACTGCTAGACAAAACAGATCAAAGCACTGAAGATGGAGTACTGTTTGCAGATGCTCGCTATAATACAGCGGGAGCAAATAGCGACGAACAGGGCGATATAGTAAGTTTACTAACAAGTGACTACGTTGATCCTGATTGCCCAGATCCAGCATTATATCCAAAAGGCATGTTACTATGGAACTTACGTAGAAGCGGTTATAACGTAAAAGAATTCAAACGTGATTATATTAACACAGCTGATGACAACGTTCGTTATGACCCAGGCTCAACAGGCGGTCAAGCAATGGCTGACTACTATCCACATCGTTGGGTAACAGTTTCTAGCAACCAAGACGACGGTTCTGGTAGCTTTGGACGTAAAGCACAACGTAAAGTTGTTGTTAAAGCATTACAAGCTACAGTTAATAGTAATCAACAGATCCGTGACGAAGACGGACGTATCTTTAACTTGATTGCTTGCCCAGGTTATCCTGAGCTAATCGGCGAAATGGTTACATTGAACTACGATCGTGGGCTAACAGCATTTGTTGTTGGCGATACTCCTGCTCGTTTAACACCTGATGCAACCAGCTTGCTACGTTGGGGTAATAATGAGCTAATTGCTGTAGAAGATAACGATATCGGAGCAGCTAGCTTTGACGAGTACATGGCTATGTTCTATCCATGGGGCTTCACAAGCGACAACTTTGGTAACAATGTTGTTATTCCTCCAAGTCATATGATGTTAAGAGTTATTGCTCTAAACGATCAGGTAGCTTATCCATGGTTTGCACCAGCAGGTGTACGTCGTGGTGGCATTACTAACGCAACCGCAGTTGGCTATGTTAACAGCGAAGGCGAATTTAGAAGTGTAGCACTAAACACAGGACAACGTGATACGCTATACGAAACAAAGGTTAATCCTATTACATTCTTTACAGGTACAG